GCAGGGCATCGACTCGATCGTTCGGATTCTGAAGGAGAAGAGTCGAGATGAAGGTATCAGTGTATTTGTCATCAGCCACCACCCGAGCATCGCCGGACGTCTTGACAAGAACCTTCGAGTGATCAAGGAGCACGGCTTCACAAGTATCGAGGCCGATGAGTAAATACAGGATCTCTGAAGGATCTTCCATGACACCACAAGACCTGAAATCACTCGGCCGCGTTCTTCGTGAATCGCGCGGGATCACCGCAATCTGGAGCACCGTCACGAAGGAGCTGAAGTCGAAGCTTGATGCCGGTGAGCACGTTGTTCTCGAGATCTCGAAGGTTCAAGACGCCTCTGGGTTGCTGAAGCACGAGACTTACAAGTACAAGCTGAAGACCAAGACGAACCTCAAGGAGGAAGAAGTCACCGTGAAGGCTGCCGAGGACCTCTGGGCCGAGAACGCCGAGGCTGAAGGCACGTACATCTCGAACGCCGTGTACTACGCGAAGAAGATCGACGGTGGGCAGAAGTTCGAAGTCACGGTCGAGGACGGAACAGAGCGGAAGCCGTTCGCTACTCTCGCGAAGCTCGATCTTGACAAGGCGTTCACGCCGATTCGCCCGAACCAGACGCCAGATGCTGAAGGGTACACTCAGTACCGGAACACCGACGAGCTCGATGCGTTCAAGTACACTGAGGACACCGTGAAGGTCGACATCGGCGGCGAAGGTTTGATGCTGAACCGTGGTGACTACCTGATTCGTCAGGTCGATGGGAACAACTTCAAGTACGAAGTGAAGAAGGCTCAAGACTTCGAGAAGCAGTACACGAAGAAGTGAAAGAAGTGACGGATTCGGTTCAGTAAATAGGAGCATGACTCCTACTACAGAACCAGTGAAGCTCAAGGGCAAGGACGTAAAGACCGTTCGTGCCTCTCTTCTAGAACAGCAAGGGTACAAGTGCACTCTGTGCGAGCGCGACTGCACCGAAGAGCAGGCCGTGCTCGATCATGATCACAAGGGTGGCCATGTTCGCTCGGTGCTTCATCGAGCATGTAACGCCGCTGAAGGGAAGATCATGAACTCGATGCGTCGATTCGGCATTCAAGACCCGATTCGATTCCTTGAGAACATGATCAAGTACCAGATCACGCACTCGACGAATCAGACGAATCTCATTCACCCGACGCACAAGACTCCCGAGCAGAAGCTCGAAGCCTCGAAGGCACGAGCAAAGCGGAAGCGTCTCGCTTCCAGAACCAAGAAACCGTAACCGAAGACAACAATGACAGAAACATCTCTCCCACGGTGGAGCGTACGCCTGGACGCCTATCGCCCGCACGGGTTCGGCGATCTGATTCCAACGCTGAACCACCACTACCGAGTTCATGAGGCAGCTGAGAAGTTCCTCGGTCCGTACAACGCTCGCCAACGATCATCTGGGCTACCGTACCAGGCACCCGACAAGGAGACGCTGAAGCAGCTGATCCGGCAGGGTGGCATGAACGACTTCAGCTATCAAGCGTACCTGAACTCGATCATTCGGTTCTGCGAGCGAACCAAGGGGACTCGTGGCCTTCCGGCTCCGCACCCATCAACGATTCACAGCCTTCAGCTTCCCCGTCCTGCATTCGAGTTCGAATCCGCCGGAGCCGGAAGTACAATGGTCTCTGTGATTGGAATAGTCGAACCGCTGAAGGTTCAAGGTCTGCGACAGCCGGACGAGGTGAAGTTCATCATCGTTCGACCGAAGCTCAGTCGTCTTGGAACGGCTTCAGCCTCGAACTGGGAGATTCTGTTCTTCCGCGAGGCGCTTGGATACATTCCAGACTGGGCGGATAGCCAACTCAACCCCCGCTATTCGGGGACATTCTGAAGGAGAACCGAATGTTGATTCAGTACACAGCGATCGCCTCGCTTGATCAGGCATCACGAGCACGACTCGCTCAAGCAGCCTCAGGGTTGATGCACACAACCGAAGCTGCGAACGGGTACGTGATGTTCGAAGGGAAGTACTTCCACGTCTCCGAGGTTCAGCGCCTACAGGGCGGCTCACGTCAGCTTCTGCAGGAGGGTTGATGTCCGCGAAGCAATCGAAGCGCCTTCGTCAGGCAGCCCGTGGCCTCGCCGTGACTCTCGACGAGGCTGGTCGGAAGATCTCTGAGCGCGATCAGGCCGTGGACTTTCATGGAACAAGGAACAAGCCTGACTCTCTTCGTGGGATCATTCGCACGCTGAAGAAGGGCATCAAGACCGGTCGCCTCGACCCGCTTCCACCAGGCAAGATTCCGAAGCCTTGAGATGACAGTTCTGTATCAGGTGCAGGCTGAGAAGTCAGTGCACTTCTCAGATCCGCTGCACGTTGGACGATTCTTTCCAGACAAGCAGCGGCATCATCGAAGCGTGATGCTGAAGCGGCAGGATCTGATTCTGTACCTGGCGAATCTGCACGCTGCCGCAGTTGACTCTGGGATGCCGCTCGGCATGATTCGAATCCCGATGAGGCTGATGTCGCTTCGGGACTGGTGTCAGGATTACCGAGTGATCCTCGATGCGTTCTTCGAGGTGAAGGAGCTCGGGTACAACATCGGCGACGGGAACTTCGAGATCTCCACCCTGGTTCCGAAGAACGTCACGAACGGGAAGCGAGAAGCCTCGAACGCCGCTTCAGCCCTGAAGTACGTTCCGCCACCTCGCCCAGACTCGAGCACGATCTCGAAGGTGCTGATTCAGACGCAGAACAAGGATCTGATCCTGACGAAGCTCGCTTCATCTGGGCGTCTCGATCTGCTTGCTCCAGTTCAGTACCTGCTCTCGCAGCCAGAGGTGAACTTCCACTTCGAGCGGGCCGGTCGACTTCAGCAGCGGGACACCTCGGTGTGGCCGGTGAAGGGTGTCGAGACGTGGCCATCGTGGCTTCGAGAACTCCTGTTCGGACCGGGCGTCGACATCGACTCGGCGTACACTCAGTTCCTGGTTCAGAACCTGACCGAGATCTACACGGCTCAGGGTCAACGACAGCTTCTGCCGATTCTGTTCCCTGATCTTCTTAGATCGCTGCACGAGAAGCAGACGTGGCGCGAGGAGCTCTGTCGAGATGTGCTGAACCTCGAGGTCTCCGACGAGAACATCGGAATCGTGAAACGGCTCTGCATGAGTCTTGCGAACGGATCTCGAATTTCACCGGCGATCCTCCTTGGGAATCGATCGTTCTCGGTGACAGCCGATCTTGTGATCTCGTGCACTGAGGACATCAGTCCGCAGAACTTGATCGCCATCGGTGATCGACTTCAATCGATCTCACGACAGTTCGTGACGGCTCGAAAGATTCTGTGCGCGTCGAAGCTGAAGCGGAAGCCAACTCGGGCGAATCAGAAGGAAGTGTTCAGCAGCTACTTCGAGTGGGAGCGCGTCGCTCGATACAGCATCTGGAAGTCCTGTGATCAACACGGGATCATGGTTCACGACGGCATCGACGGGATTCCAAAGGAGTACCTCGATCGGATGCCGGCGATCATGGCGGAGCTGAACATCAAGCTCACGCACACATAATACAGCATTAGGTGCTGAATAAGAAACGCCGTTGGGATCCATTTGGATCCCAACGGGGGTCAGCACACGATGTTCGAGCTCTTCTTCTGATCTTCGATTCGCTTGTTCACGAGCTCGATTGCGAGATCTCGCTCAAGCGGTGACATCATCAGGGCAGCCTCGTATTGAATCGAGCCGCGCGAGTACCAAGCGACGTCAAGGGCTTGCTTCAGCAGGTTCCGGGTATCTAGAGCCAATGAGTTGATCATCTCGGAGATCCTGCTGGTATCTCCAGAGATGATCATTCGGCGAAAAAACTGATCGGGTTCAGTGGGAGCTCGATCAGCATCTCTTCACCGCAGTCCTTGCACTTCAGAGTTGTCGTTTGCTCAGGACCCCACTCGTTCGTCTTCTCGATCGCCTCAGAGATTCGATTGTGGTACGGCGTTGACGTTGCGCGAACCCACTCCTCGATCATTCCCTTGTCCGTGATCCCGTCGACCGAGTCGATCAGATTCACGAGGTTGAAGATCAGATTCGCCTTCTGATCGTCGGGCGAGAGCTCGGTCTTCCCGAGGTTCATCTGGAACAGCTTGATCATGTGCTCGAACTTCACTGGGTGAACTCGAACAACTTGACCGTTCGGCAGCGTGCAGGTGTAGTCGCGCTCAGCCACGGTTGGATCAAGCTTCTTCATGTTCATGACCATCGACTCGATGTCGATCGTGTAACTGTGGTCCTTGGCTTCGGCGCAAGTGTGCTTCACGTTCACGACGAACTGTGGTCCGTACGTCACGAGGCGAAGGAAGTACATGATCGCATCGATGTCACGACCGTACAGTTCAGTCGGCTTCTTGATCTCTGGAATGCACTCGGCGAACACGGCTTCAATCGCCTTCCCATTGAACAGCAGGTCAGGGTTCTTCAGGTTGATCTCGGACAGAGCCGACAGCGGGTGCACGTGAACTTCACCTTCAGCTGAACTCAGTTCGCCGTTCGTGTACAGGGCGCCAAGCGATGGGAGCTGGAACGTGCGACCTGGGAGCTTGATGCGCGCCATCAGTGGATTCTGCGATTGTGCTTCCATGGGTTCTCCGTATGGGTGTAAATACAGGATCTATTTACGGATTCCGAAGTCCGTCATTTTTGAGCACTCAGGATGGCAACTCCTCTTCCAGGTTCCTCGCAAGACGCAACTGAACGCACCCTGCAGAAAATCCACGATGTTCTGGCACGAGCGTTCCCAGCTTCGAAGGGCGGGCCTGGGCGCTCAGAGCAGGGCGATGGTCGGAACGGTGGTCTCACGAACGAGCAGCGCGCTGATTCGAAGGCTCAGTCGAAGGCGATTCTTGCCACTTCAGCCTCACTGAACAAGCTCACTGGTGCTGCGAACGCTTCGGCGAATGCTCTCACCGGGTTCTCATCCAAGGTTCGAAAGGCTGATGTCGGTCTTGTCGGTCTCTCATCGTCGATGTCCGCCTCGATGCGGCAGCTCTCAACGGCTCGAAAGGCTCTTGAGGATGCGCTGAAGGCGAAGGTCGAACCGAAGGTTCAGACGAAGGCTTCCGGCTCTGGGAAGTCGCTTGACGTGATGCGGGCGCAGGCAGCGATCGATCGGTTCGCTGACGGTCTTGAAGTTCGTCTGACTCCGAAGTTCGCCGGACTTCGGAACATCGTCTCGAGCGTCTCAACGGCGCTGATCGACTTCAGACAAGTTCTTGAAGAGGCTGGCGGGCTTCCGAAGACGAAGGTTCGGGCAAAGGCTACTGATGATGCTGAAGCCCGCGAAGCAGCCAAAGAGAACGCTCAGAAGGCGAAACATCGAAAGCAGCGATCGAAGTGGTCGGCTGACGAAGATCGGGCTGAAGAAGCTGAAGAAGTCAAAGAGAAGGATCAAAAGAAAAAGAAGCGCGCCAAGAGACAAAAGGCTGATGAGGATGAAGGGTCAGCCTCGAGAGCGTTCTCTGAATCGCTTGGGCTGAGCACGAAGGCCTCGACCGTTTTGAGCTCGACGTTGAATCTTCTCGGGATCGCCGGGCACGCCGTCGTTCAGTCGTTCGACTTGATGTACAGTCAGCTCGCGTCTCGCGGGTACGGTCTGACGGACTCGTTCGCTTCGCTCAGCCTTGGTGCGATTCAGTTCGGCATGGGACTCACCGAGTACAACGAGCTCCTTGACAAGAACATGATCTCAGTCTCGCGGGCATCATCGTTCGCAGAGTTCCAAGCTGGACTGAAGCAAACAGCTGATGGGTTCTCGAAGTACGGCGTGTTCGGTGAAGATGCTGCGAAGCTCGCTGGTCAGATTCGCTCGTCGGCAACAGAGATGGGTGTTCCGCAAGCACAGCTCTCGAAGGACTCGAAGCTGATGTCTGAGGCGTTCGGCGAGCTTCGAAAGACAACGAACATCACTGCCGAAGGGTTCATGAAGCTTCAAGAGGAGCTCTTTGGTCAAGCGGCTATTCAGCGTGAAATCAACGCCCTTGCACCAGATGATCGGACACAACGGCGCGCCGATTTGACGATGCAGTTCCAGTACGCTCGCGCTCTGAACCTCTCGGCTGAGGCACAATCAGCATACACGGCTTCGGTGCTCGCTCAGCGGAAGAGCACGGTGAAGCAGCGGTTCGAGGGTGCTGGTCGGATTCGGCAGATGGGTGCTCTGATCGGCATGGATGCGGCATCAACGGACGAGCTCGCCCGGCTTCAGATGAAGCGGTACAAGACTGCTGAAGAGCAGGCTCGGTATCAGTCGCTGGCTGGCCGCCTTGGCACTGGTCTCGAACGGATGCAGCAGAGCGGCCAGCCTGGCTCACAGTTCCAAGCCGACATTGGACAAGATCGTCTTGAATCTGTTGGTGGTGGTCTGACCGAGGCGATTCAGGCCGGCGTGGCAATCAACGCCGCGAACGAGTCTGGTCCGATCAAGAACGCGAACATCGGCAAGGATCTCAGCGAGTCAGCGCAGCAGCTGAAGAAGATCGCGGTGATCCTTGACGGGATCGTGAAGAACCCACTGGGCGCTGCTGGGATCGCGATTGCTGGCGGATTGGCAGCGATGTTCAAGATGGGTCCGGCGATCGGCTCTGCTGCTGGTCTGAAGATTGCAGAGATCCTGCGTGGCTCTGGCATCGATTGGGCAGGGAAGCCTGGTAAGGGTACTGGGCCGAAGGGTGGCAAGGGTCCGAAGGGCGGGAAGCCGAATCTTGCTGGCGGCGGTGTCGGAACAGCGCTCTCGACAGCCAGCGGAATCGAGGCACCAGAGCTTCACGACGAGTTCGGCACCGGTGCTGGCTCTGAGAAGACAAAGAAGCAGCTGAAGGCTGAGAAGAAGGCCGCAAAGAAAGCTAAGGGTTCGCCAGCTACGCCTGTCGAAATGCCAGGACCACGAGTCCTTGAAGCTCCAGCAGAAGTTCCGAACTGGACAACCAGCGGTGCTCCACAGCGCGGTTCGAGGGCGTACAACGTTGGCGCGAAGGCTGGTCGAGCAGTTGGTCGAGCTTCGTCGGCGATTCGCTCGGTAGGCTCGAAGCTTGGTGGAGCCGGTATCGCGGGTGCTGTTGGCGCGACGATCATGGTTGTTGATGCCGGCATGAACTACAAGAACGCCGAGGAGACCGCGAAGGTCGAGAACGGCGGAGATGGCGATGTCGGGAAGGCGAAGGGCGAGGCGATCGGTGAAGCAGTTGGTGCTGCTGCCGGTGTTCTTGGTGTTGCTCTCGCTCCACTCACCGGCGGTCTCTCGCTTGTAGCAACGGCAATCGCTCCGCTGGTTGGTGGGTTCCTTGGGAAGCTCGTTGGCGGTCTGATCGGCTCCGAGTCGGCTCTCGAGATGAACACTCGTCTCACGAAGGAGAACTCTGAGGCGATCACGAAGGCATCTCGTGAAAGTGCTCCACCAACCGTAGTCTCAACGGCGAACCTTGGGTCGCTCGGAACGAACGTTCTTCAAACTGCTCAAGCGTACAACAAGGCCACTGACGCTGAAGGTGCGAAGGCGGCTCGGGCGAACATGACCCCAGAGCAGAAGGCGAAGATGAATGCGTACGAGGCGAGCGAAAGCCTCAAGACCGGCGCAGACGGGTACTTCGATCCGAACTCTGGCGAGTACATCTCTCCGGTTGCCGAGGATCTGAAGGCGCTCTCGAAGCCAGCCGTTACAGTGCCGAAGGCGAACCTCGCTGTCTCAACACCACCGCTCGGTGCGATCGCAACCCCGGTCTCACAAACCGTTGCAAGTGTGAATCCTGGGGCCGTAAATACAGTACCTGAACAAGAACCTCAAAAGCCGAAGTTCGAAGCAGAAGCAGCAACCGCTCCGTTCGGTCCGTCAAAGCAGGACCCAATGCTCGAGATGGTCTCGTTGCTGAAGACGCAGATTGAGCTTGAGAACGCTCACAAGGAAGTCTCTGAGCAGATCCTCAGAGCCTCATCAACGTCGCCGCTTCCGAACAATCAATGGCTTGTGGATCGTGTTCGACGAGTCTAACGTAAGGACCTCATGAGCAACTTCCAATCGTACTGGCGAATCATCACTCCGGCTTCCCGGAAGCAGATGTACACAACTCTCGCCACTGATGCGTACGATCCACGCACGACATCACAATCCTCGCTGTCCTCGATTCAGTGGTACTCGCAGGTTCTGCGTGGACCAGGTTCGCGCTCGCAAACGTACAAGCAGTACGATGCGATGGACACAGACATCGACATCTCGCGCTCGCTTGACATCATCGCTGAAGAGATGTCTGGTAAGGATGAGAAGACGAAGCTTCCGTTCCTGATCGAGTACATCAAGGAGGACAATCAGGACGTCTCTGACTCGACGGCGGTGACGCTTCGTCAAGCTGTTCGACAGTGGACCGAGCTTCACGGCTTCAACAAGAAGGTCTTTCAGATCGCTCGCTGCCTGGTGAAGTACGGTGACTGCTTCTTCCGAAAGACCTCTGACACGAAGAAGTGGGTGTACGTGGATCCGTCACTCGTGCACGGCATCGAAGTTGATGAGAACGGTGAGAAGGTCTCGTACCATCTGAAGAAGCCGACCTCAGCCCTGAACACTCCGTACACACCACGGAACGAAGAGATCGACATCGTGCCAGCGGCAGCGATGATTCACTTCACGATGTCTGATGAAATGGGTGACTCGGCACCGTTCGGAGCTTCAGTGCTTCGTCCGATCTACCGCGTGTACCGACAGCTGGCGATGATCGAAGATGCCGTGATCATCTACCGAATCGTGCGCGCCCCAGAGCGCCGCGTGTTCTACATCGACGTCGGGAACATGCCACCGCAACGAGTGAAGCAGTACCTCGAGCAGGTGAAGAACGAGATCCGTCAGAAGCGCTCGCCAACAACTCAGGGCGGCAAGGACACGGTCGACGGCGCATACGATCCGACCTCGATTCAAGAGGACATGTTCTTCCCAGTCACGGCAGCTGGTCGTGGCTCGAAGGTCGAAACGCTGCCGGGTGGTACTGAGGACTTCGGCACGAACCTCCTGAAGTACTTTCAAGAGAAGGTGTTCCGTGGTCTTCGGATTCCAACCTCGTACATGGGTGGTGCCGACGGACAGGGCGCACAGTACAACGACGGCAAGGTCGGCATCGCGTACATTGAAGAGCTTCGGTTCGCGAACTTCATTCGCCGCCTGCAAGATCGAATCGATGAGGTTCTTGATCAAGAGTTCAAGGTGTACCTGAAGGTCGTTGGTCTGAAGATCGACGATGAGATCTTCAAGATCAAGCTTCCGGATCCAGCGAACTTCGCTCTGTACCGGCAGGCAGCGCTTGATGCTGATCTGATCACCGCGTTCAACAACATCGAGACCACGAAGTACCTTGCTCGCCGATTCATTCTGAAGCGGTACCTTGGTCTCACCGATGATGAGATCCAGATGAACGAAGTGATGCTCAAGGAAGAGCGGAACATTCGCGAGGACTCGCAGATCTCGTCGATTCAGCAGATGTACGATCCGGCAGTGTACGAGAACAGAGCAGAGCTCACCGTTGATGATGCCGAAGGCTCTGGTGATGCTGGCTCAGGGCTCGGCTCTGAGGAGGACATCGGTCAACTTGGTGGCGGTGGCGGGTTCTTCGGAGCTTCAGAGACACCTGAGCCGGGAGCCGAAGAGGGTGGAGCGCCTGGTGAAGAGCCAGGTGGAGCAGAAGCTGAGGCTCCTGAGCAGCCTTGATGTAAATACTGGAACCTAGTCTTGGAGAAGAACATGAAGCTGCTTACCGAAAGTCTCACCCCAATGGCCTCGATGCTGTCTGAACAGCGCACGGGGAACGATCTGTATCTCTCAGGCATCATGATGATGGCCGAAGTGAAGAACGGGAACGGGCGGGTGTACCGGAAGAATGAGATGGAGAAGGTCGTTGCTGAAGCTGCTCGGAAGATCGCAGCTGGTCAGTCGATCCTCGGCGAGCTGAATCACCCAGACGTGCTCTCGGTGAACCTTGCGAACGTTTCGCACTCGATCACTGAAGTTCAGATGGCCGGGAACAACGCGATCGGCAAGATGAAGCTCCTGAACACACCGTCCGGGAACATCGCCAAGGGTCTGATCGAAGGTGGCGTCCGTCTCGGCGTCTCCTCACGTGGCACTGGGAATGTGAACGAGTCCGGCGAGGTCTCTGACTTCAGCTTCGTGACCGTTGACATCGTGTACCAGCCATCGGCTCCTGAAGCGTACCCGAACATTGTTCGTGAAGCTCTCGAGAACAAGAAGGTGATGACGCTCGCTGAAGCGCTCGTTGACGATCCGAAGGCGCAAGCGTACTTCCGCAAGGAAATGAAGACGTTCATCGAATCGATTCTGAAGGTGAAGTGATGAACCGCATTCTGGAACTTGCTGGCCTTCTTGAAGGCCGTATGATCGCAGACACACCTGATTTTGAATCATGGAAACGCGTTTGCAAGCAAATAGCTTCTGGAGCA